TTTTGTATTTAAATAACTCTTAAATACTTTTTTAAAATATAATATATAATTAATAATAATAAAATAAATAATAATATAAAATATTTAATATTATAATTATCTCTTTGTATTTTTTTATCTTTAATTACTTCTTTAAATTTTATATTTGATTGTTTAGCTTGTGTTTTAACAATTCTAATATCTTTTTTATATAAACTATTATCTTTTTTCTTTTCGTGTTTTAAAACAACGTTTAAATACGTTTTACCATTATACACAAATGGTTTTAAATTATCTTTTGCTTCAATAGTAAAAGTTTCTAATTCATAATTAAATTTAACTTCAACATTTGAACTATCAACTTCAGTAGTATTTGTAACTTCAGTAACTTCAATTTGCTTTTCTTGTTTGTTTATAGCTACTTTACGTGAGCCACAAGACATTAAAAGTAATAAAACAAGTAAATATACTATTTTCATATTAAAGTGCTTTAAATAGCTTTATATTCGCTTTTAGCATCAAATGATGGACACGCTTTAACTACACCTTTAAAATCTTTGTGACCTTGAACAATAGCGTTAGGGAATTGCTTTTTAGCTTGTTTAATTAAATACAATAAACTTTCTTTTTGTTTAATTGTACGTGTATCTTTTGGTCTACCTGATTCATCTATTCCACCAATGTAGCTAAAATGTATTGATTCAGAATTATAACCTTTAACACCATTGGTTATTTGTTCGTATTTTGCAAGTTCGTGAATAATACCATTTGCATCAATTAAACGATGATAACCTACAGTTTTCCACTTTAAAGTATTTTTCCAATAATTTAAAATAGCTTCTTTAGTTGTGTTTGGTTTAGAAGCTGTGCAGTGAATTACTATGTATTTAATCTCTCTCATCATTTTTCTTTTTTGCTAATTCAATAATTTTCATAATAGTATACACAATAGATATGCACAAAAGGAATATCTTTAAAGTAGCTTCTACATTAGAAAAGCTAATTGCCATAGCAGCAGAATTTAATGCGTATAATTTCAAATCGTTAAGCGACATTTTTAGCTTTCATTAAACGTTCAACAATATTAGTTACTCCTTCAATAGTTATGTAAGAAGTTCCTATAATAACCCAATCAGTTGATGTTATAACTCCTGAGAATAAACCTGCAGAAGCTACAACAAAAACTGTTAATTTTCTTGATACCCATTTAGATAGGAACAAGTCTATTTTTTCTTTTCTACTCATTACCTAAAGTAAAAGGTTCTAATACTTCTACTTTATCATATCCTGCAAATGTGTGCTTAGGATTGTTAACTTCAATTTCGTTTTTACCAAAGTTAATTTTGTTTTCACTCATAACATCAAAGTGATAGCCATCAGCGTAAACAGGTGCAGTTATTTCTTCAAAGTTTTCGTTGTAAATTCCGTTTTGTAAAACGATTAAACCTATTTCAACTACAGCCTGAATACCATCGCCATAAGCTAAAGTAATATTATCGTTTAAATCTTTTACCTCTTTGTAAACTCCTTTAGCGATTAAATCAGCTATTGCAGTTTCTTTATCTTTGTATTGTAATTTTGCTATATTCATTGTGTTTTATTTATATTTTTTAAAATTCAACCCTTTCCATTCTCTTGTTAAAATGGCTTTTTCTTTTTTACAATTATAATAAACAGCTTTTCTGTCAATATTAAATTTGTTTTCTATTTCCCAAATTTTACCTATAAAACCGCTATTCAATTCAATTATTAAAGATGCATTTTCTTTTCTTTTTTTTACTCCGTTTTCTATGGCTTGTCTACTTGGGCAATATCCTATTTTTGATTTTTTAACTTGTTTGCAAAAATACTCACTTCTTTTCTTTCCTTTAAAAGCTGCTGATATTTTAGCTTTAGATTCATCTGTATGACTTAAATTGTAATTTTGATGACCTTTTAACTTTTTACCTATCTTGGCTTTGGTTTCTTTCGTTGTGATTCTACCTTTTGATTTGGCGCTTATTTTTCTTTTAGTTTCTTCTGTATGTTTTCCACCAAAAAAACCTTCTCCGCCTAAAGTATGATTACATAAATTATCAATACCTATTTGTTGTATTAAAAATATTTCCAATTCTTTTGCATCTTCTAAAGGTATATTATTAGCAACAATATCTATATTTCTACCATATTTATTAAATACTCTTGTCCAATATTCACTTCTACCTCTAATTTCCCTTGCTCTTTTTTCGCTATTACCTATACCTACGTAATAAATAGAATTATCATACTCTTTTCTATGTAAGTAAACTGCGGCCATTATAAACTTGTGATGGTTGCTAACTCAGCATTAGTTAATCTTGTTTTCCAAAGTACAACATCGTTAATATTTTTAGTGTTTCTATTACCTATACTAACATCGTATTCAAAACTAAAAGCAGAAGTAGCAGGAATTGTAGCACTCGTATCAGTACCTATTAAATTACCATTAATATATAAAGCAATATCGTTAGCCTTATATGCTAAAGCTATTTTACATCTACCACTGTTTATACTTGAACTAATTAACGCTTGTTGTGTTGTGTTTCTTATCTCAGCATAAATATTACCTGTTGTAATGAAAGTATTTATACCTATGTAGATACTTGAAGTTGCACCTATTAGATTTCCTAAAGGATAATATCCTGAGCCATCTTTTGTTACATTAACATCCAAAAACATAGTCCCCTCAGTTTGACCAATTAAACTACTTATTCCTGTTTTAGAAATAACATCAGCATTACGAGTAACTGAACTTGCTACCGTAGGAATATATGAAGTAGGATAACTTGAAGTTAACTCTTGTTGCATACCCCAAATATATACACCTGAAGTACCATCTCCTAAATAAGTTTGAACATCTACAGTACTTGCATTTGTTCTCAAACAAGTATATAATGAACTACTACCCGTTAAAATTGAAGTAAAACTACAGCGATACCAACCGTTACCAAAGTTTTGAATATTAGCAGTTGTGCCTCCACTTGTTAAAGAAACTACTCCACCTTGCAAATCAAATATAGCACCTCCTTTTGATGGGTCGCCACCTAAGAAACAAGCTAAATATCTTCTACCTGCTACCTTAGCAAAAAATGAAATTGAAGTTGTACCACTATAAGTTAGTGAGCCTGTGTATAGTTCGTGTCTTGCGTTTGTATTGCTTTCTATTAACTTATCTGCAGTAGTATTACCATCAGGAGCAGTAGTTTGATTTGTAGATATTGATGCGTTACCTGTTGCATAATACGAGCCATTAGATAAATCTTCTGAATATCTTTGGCTATTTGTTCTCTGTGGCTCTACTAATATACTCGGACACGTTCCATTGGTATAGTCTAATCTTGGTACATTAGTAGCTACACTTTCAACCAATCCACTTGAATTAACTCTTGTTGCTGTTGTTGCTCTTGTTACACTTAAATCACCACTTCCATCAGTTGGTTTTATAGCGTATAATTTAGATGCCTTTGTACCATTAGGCGTGACAACCAAACTTGCCGAATCAAATAAACTCATATATTAAAAATTAATTTCGTTTGTTAAACAATTAAATGCTTCAAAAACACCTTCATCAGCAAGTACACGTGTTCTAAAATCTATTGCATCTTTTCCTTCATCACCTAATAATTCAGTTTCACCACTCCAACTTACAGAGTAAACAGAACCCCAACCAATAGTATTAGTTACTGCACCTTGACCCCAATAAATGTCATTGTTTGCACCCTGTCCCCAATTTATGTTATTTGCCATTTTTACTTAAATATGTTTCTAACTTCTTTTTGTTTTCTTGTTTCGGCTTTTCGTATTTGCCTACTTTTTTTCTTTGCTTTTTGCTACAACACCCAAGACCCATAAAAATTATCTGTATCAGGGTACATATCCCCATTTGAATTATTATTATATTCAGGAAAATCAGCATTGTTAAAACACATATAATCAATAAAACGTTGAGTATAGTGTTGTGCAATATCACGTTCTTTTTCTACTAAGAAATCAATTTCATTTTTTTCAACACTTGTAGCGTTTTCACTTGTGTGTTTAAATACACCTTTATTAGCTATTGTATATGCAGCAAATGGTAAATATTGAACCATAGCAAAATGCACTAACATAGGTTTAATGTATTCAGTTAACAGGTTCTTGTATTTAACGTTACCACTTAAACTAATATCACCACTTATAATCAAGGTTTGAAACTTGTTATATAATTCAGTTCCTAAATAGTTTTGAATAGTTATATCTTGTGCTATTTTTATATATTGAATGAAATCATCTACATCCAAATTTCCATTTAGAATAGTGAATTTCTTTACATCATCTGTACTTATTAATAATGCGTAAGCCATTTGTTAATTGTTTTTAGGTAAAAATCCTTTGTTCGGCATATCTATTGGTCGTTGTGAAACTAATTCAGGATTCTTAATTGTATATCCATATGCTTCAGCTTTACGACCTGCAATTTGTTTTGCTTTTGGTGAATTAACATCAATGTTTACACCCTCAAAACTTGCATACACTTGTTTGTTCCATCTATGGTGACAAGCACCACCACCTTTATATAACCAAATTGAATAAGTATCAGCACCTTTTGGACCCCATCCTTTGTTTACTGCTTGTTCTGACATTCTTATAATATCTTCTTTTCGGTATATCTTATTAGCATCAGACATTTTTTTGCAAAACAATCTGCTTTTAGCATTAGTATCACCTGCATAAACGTAACGTGTAATAAAACGAATACCATCAATGTTTTCATCTTGCTCACTTTTAGCGTTTGGTCTTGCATTACCTGTGCTTACAAAATTGTAAACTTTAGATAGTAAACTTTGTTTTGGTTCTTTAGCTAATAATTCGTTTTCAGCATCATCGTTATCGTAATCGACTTCACTTTCATCAACCAATAACCAATTTGCACGTGGTTCTTCACCTAAATCAATTAAAGCATCAGCTATTTCATCATCTAAAGTAGAATCAGTCGAACAGCACACCTTAGACATTTTAACGCCTGTTTCTTCTTCGTTTGTTTCTGCGTTAAGTGTATTTACATCAATAAAATCAAGTGGCTGTATTGTCTTAAAATATAGGTTTAAAGCGATACCATTAACTGCTAATATTTCATCAATAGCTTCAATGATTTCTAATTGGTATGGTCTAATAACAATATTGTCAAATAAACGTGTTGCAGTTTCAATTTCATCAGCATTATTACTTAAACCACCACCTGTATCACGAATACCTAAAAGCATTGGTGAAGTAACTCTGTGACCAACTATTAATTTTTCAAAACACTCAGTACTTAAATATTGATAATGCTCAGGAGCATCGTTTAAAGGAATGTCATCAACAGTAGTTTTATTATCTGCACTTGCGTTAAATGATACAATTACTTTATCACCTTTTGAACCTGTTAATTTACGTTTAACTTCACTTGCTACTTCTTGGCGTTTTTCTTCAGGTGGTATGTTATTATTAAAGTTAATTACTTTAGTACCACTAAAACCATTCATTACATCATTAATCAAGTAATCAGAAACCTCTTGCTCTAACATAGCATAAGGCAAAGCACCACTATAATCAATAGGCGTGTAATAATGATAACCCGATACATAAGGTTTAATAACGTACAATTCAACTTCTTTACCATTACCAAATTTAAAAGCAGGTATGCGTTTTAATTCATCACCTTTTTTATATTTAGACCAATCAGGATGGTAATACCACGCTTCAATTTCTCCTTTATCGTTACATTTTTCTGCTCTTAATGTGTGCATAGGAAAATGTTCAACAGATTTAACTTTACCATTCAGGTAAATAACCTGCATAGCAGCCATACCAAGTAACTTACGTTCCAATGATACTTTACGCAAACAATCCTTTTTTACAATAGAAATCATTTGTGCGTATTCGTTTGGCTTTCTGTTTGAATCAGTAGCATCTAAACCTTTTCCATAAATCATATTGGCAACACCTGTAATGATAGCGTGATTTGTATTCGAGTACAAAAATCTATCAATTAAGTATTGAAAATAGTTGTTATCTTCACCATATTCAACAAACTCTTTATTTTTAGATTCTGTTATTACAGGTGAATTATAAGCGCTTAAACTTAAAATGTGTACGTTATCCATAAATTATGTATTCGTTTTCAGAAGTTCTTTGAATATAATCATCTTTGTTTATACTAAATTGTTCTATTATTTGATTAGTGCAAAATATTTTATCTTTGTAAACTACATCAGTACCATTTAAAATAGTAAGTGTGTAGAATTTATTTTGTATTATCGGAAAAACCAAATTAGTAACTGCGTAATATTTATCAATCGAAAATACGCATTCAATAGTTTCTTCTGTATTAGTTTCTTCATCACGTAAAACAATAGCATCAGCTTCTAAACCATCAATAGTGGCATAAAGGTTTTGTGGTGCTTCTTGCTCTTTTAGAATTATCATTGTTTTTATTTAAAAATAAATAATGTAGTTAATTGTTAAAACAAAAAAAGGGTAACTAAAAAGCTACCCTTAATTTAATCTAAAGTTGATTATTAAGAACCAACAACTACTGTAAATCCTGCAGCAGTTAACGTGTCACCAATAAAGTTAGCAGGTACTTGTTCCATTCCTGTTAACGTTAAAGTATATCCACTTAAATCACCCATAGCACCACCTGTTACGATAGTACCACCTGTTACATCCATTCCGTGTTCTAAACCTGCATAGAAGAAATTTCCGTTGTTATCTTCTACAATAACTTGAGGGCGTCCGTAAGCCATTAATTTTAATTCTTTGTGGTCTTTAACAGTTAATTTTTTAAATGTTAATTCCAATACTTGCTCGAAAAATGTTGTACCATTCTCACGTGAGCTATTTACGTTTTGTGTAAATGTAGAAGCACCTTTTAAATCGTATTTGTAAGCAGAAGGAGTTCCTGCTACTGCATCGATTACGTCGGTATTTGTAGCATCGTAAGTATAACCTGTTGCGTCTCCGTAATTAACGAAATAAACCGCTTTTAAGCCACCTACTGAATCTTTACATACTTCTAATCTTCCACTTGATAAATCACAAGCCATAGTTATATATTTTTATATGTTATTAAAAAAAAAGGGTGGCGTTTTTTCCACCACCCCTTGAAATTGGTTATTCAAAAATTATGCAGGAGTGTAAAGAACGATGTCAGAACCGATTCCGTATTGTACACCTGCTGTAAATCTCATAACGATTCTTACATTTTGAGAACCATCTAAATCAGCCATATCAATAACTTTCACTTCATTGTGGTCAGATAATAAACCTGTTCCGAAGTATAAGTTAGATTTTTGAGCAGCCATCATATAGTTATCAGCTAATCCGTTTGCAACAAAGATTTTAACACCATCAAAAGATAATGAACCATTATTGAACCATTGTGTACCCATAGCGTTAGTACCATTAGCACCTAAACCTGAAGCACCAAATCCACCTAAAGCACGAACGTAAGCACGAGCAACGTTTTGAGAAACATAGATATATAAATCTTCTTGTCCGTAAAGTGCAGCAGGAATTGCATCAAGTACTTTACCTAACTCATCAATTACGTTAGAAGCATCAACAGTAGTACCAACTACATCAATAACAGTTGAATCAGCAGTAGCTAAAGTAACAAATCCATCAAATTGACCTGCAGTAGCGTTAGCACCTCTCCAAATAGATACTTCATTGTTTTGAGCAGCTTTAGCAGCAACGTGAGCTAACAAGAAATCTTGAAAACTTGGTGGCATTGAATCAAATGCAGAGTAACCCATTTGGATTGATTCCCAATCTGAACGGAAATCTTTTTTACAAAGTTGTAAGTTAATTTGGAATTCCTCAGGAGTAAGGATTCTTTCAGTTAAAGTAACTGTAGAAGTAGCAGAGAAATCACAAGTAGCATCTTTAACTAAATCGTTAGTTGCTAATTTTTTGATAACTTCTTTGTAAGCAATGTTTGGTTTAACTTCGATACCACCGTTTTCGATAGTAGAAGCAGACAATAAAGCAGCAGAAATATATTTTCCTGCAAATTGACCTGCGTAAGTTGTAGTAATACTTGTAGTAGTAGCCATTTTTAATTATTTAAAGTTTGAAATTTTGTTTAATACAGAATCAAAAGTTGTTTTTGTTCTATTTTGTGAGAATAAATTTAAATCTCTTTTAGTTGTAGCATCAGGATTGTGTGTTAAAGGTTCAGCAGATAATTCTACTTCTTCAATTTTCACTTCTTCTTTAGCTAATTTTAACGCTTCGATTTCTTTTTTCAAAGATTCGATTTCAGCAAAGAACATTTCTTTAGTAACTGATTCAATTACTCTTTTAGGTTCTTTAACTTCAGACATTTCTTGCTCTACTTCAATTTCAGTTTCAGCAGGTGCTTCTTCAGCAACAGGCGCTTCAACTTCTTTGATTTCAGCAATAATACCTTCTTCGGCTACGATTAAAATCATACCATCTTCTAACTTGTACTCTCCAACAGGTAAAGCAATTCTATCTTCTTCATTTACGATGAAAACACTTGCACCTGCTTCAAATACTTCAGCTTCGATAATAGTACCATTTTCTAAAGCCATTTGAGCAAGTTTTACTTCCATTCCCAATAAGGTTTTAATTTGGTTAATTACGTTCGACATTTGATTTTTGTTTTAAAATTAATATTATAAAGTTTTGTTATATTTTTAACATTAACCATTGTTTCTTACTATAGTTCTTGTTCCATCAACAATAGTAATTAATGATTCACCACCTTGTGAAAGTGTAGCACCTACACCTTGCGCTTGTAAATCACCATTACAACATTCTTTTTTGTAAGTGCCATCTTTACAAAGACAACCTCTGTTTCCACCTTTTGGACTTGTTTTGCTTTTAGTTTGTTTGCTCATTATGCGTTTTTTAAAATTTGTTTTAATTTTTCAATCAATTCTTCTTCTTCAGTAAGTACTTTGCTTAATTCTTTTTTCTTTTCTAATTGGTCAGCAAAATGTCCTTCCAAACTGAAACCTTTTACTTTTCCTGTTTTAACGTAATCGTTCCAAATTTCATCGTTATCAACTTTAACACTTGCCATCCAAGTACCAACAGGAACACTTAAATTATATAAAGCAGTTTTGTCTTTAGTTAAATCTTCAACAATCCAACTTTCAACAACAGTTAAACCTTCAATAGCTTTCTGATGCTCTAATGTAGAATTACCTTGTTTACCTTTCTTTAAAAATAACTGCGATGCTTTTACTACAGTTTCTTTTGAAAAATATATATAGTATTCATCTTCGCCATTTCTTCGGTAAATTGGCTTCTCAGGAATTAAAACAGCACCCATTAAGATACGTTTTTCTTTATTTACTTCAGCAAGTTTAACTTCTTCAGATTTCAATGCAATAAAATCAGATTCAATAGCAGGTGATTCAACTACGCTTATGGCGTCAACACCTTGCATTTCTTCTTTTTCATCTATAATAAGTTCGATTAAATTCATTATCTTTTTATTTTTAAAATTAATTTTTTAGTAAATTGTTTTTTGTAAGCAAATTTGTTTACATTATCCAATACTTGCGTTTCTTATAATGTTTCTATCTAAAGATTGTTGCGTACTTACATCACTTGCAGTTACGTATGTTTTAATTGGTTGCTGATTGCCTAATGTTTGTGCAATTTGATTTACACCACTATTGCCAACTACGTTAAAGTTTGGTGCAGCAGGAGCAGAACCACCACCACCACTTGTTGAAGGGGCAGAACCTGCAGAACCACCACCTAAAGCACTTAATGCTTTTCTTGTAGCTAATAATGAACTTGCAACACTTAAAGCACCACTAATAGTATTAATTGTTACCCAAGGTTGACCTGCAGTTAAAGGCGATGCTGCAACTGATTTAGCATTTGCTGCTTGTGTGTTTAAAATAATTCTTGCAATACCTACTGCATTTTCAGCAATAATTGCGGCCTTTTGTATTCCTTTGTTTTTTTCACCTAATTGTTTTAATAAACCTAAACCACCTGAAATATTATCTAATACTGCAGTTTGAATTGCAGCTTTAGCATCAGCTTCTGCCTGAGCAATTTCTATTTCTTTGTTCTTTGCATTTTCAGCTGCAGCTATTTGTTGGTCTAAAGTTTTTTGTGTTGTTTCTAATTTCTTTTCACCAAATAATTTTAAATCTTCTAAAACACCATCGTTTATAGCCTTAGCTTGTTCTCTACCTTTTGCAAGTATTTCACCTTGTTTTGTTAAGGTATCTAATTCATCTTGTAGTTTTTTATCGTTTATTTCTTTAGCTTTATCTGATGCTTCTTTAGCCGCTTGACTATCTATATTTTGAATTGATAGTTTTAAACCTGCTGCATCGTTTTTAAGTTTGTTTAATGAACTTAAATTTGCCTTTCTTGTTTCTTCTGCTGCTGCTCTTTCTGCTGCAGGGTCAAATATTAAACTCGCACCTTTGTCTAACAATTTAGAAAATCCTGCCGATAAACCAAAGTCTTTACCAACTGCAGAACCTATCATATCAATAGTTTTTAATACAGTTTGGAAAGGAATAGAAAGGAAATCTAACATTCCTTTTAATATTTCTTTGTTACGTTCAGCAGCTGATATTTGTGCTTTAGCAGTTATATCGTTTTGTACAATTTGAGCTTCAGTAGCTTTTATAACTTGTTCTGTTTGTGCTAACTTGATTTTTAAAATATCCTTTTCACTTTTACCTTGAAGTTTTAAAATATTATCTTGACCACCGATTGTATCTAACTTGGCTTGTTCTGCATCTAAGTTAGTTTGTACTTTAGCATTTAAACTTTCTTGTTCTGCACTTACACCATTTACTGCTGCTTTAATATCATCCCAATAAGCTACAATTCCACCAAGTGCAACTAATAATAAACCAATACCTGTAGCAGCTATTCCTGTTCTAATTCCACTTAATGCAGCCTTAGCTGATGTACCTAATGCTTTAAACGATGTAACTCCTTCACGAATACCACGTACACCTTCAGCAAGTGCCATCGCACCTTGTACTTTTAATAATGCTTCTTCTAATTGCTCAGATTGATTGCCTGTTAAAGCCATCGCACCTTGTACACCTGCAAAAGTAGAAGTAACACCTTGTAATGCACCACCAAGTTTTGAATCAAATGTAGTAGCAGCAGCATCAACTACCATATCGGTTTGCATTTGAACTTTACGATATTGACCAACTGATGCTAATAAGTCTTTGTATTCTTGACTTGCACTTTGACCTGCTAATGCTAATTCGTAAAGCCTATCTTCTGCTTCACCCATTCTTGCAGTCAACGGTTTTAAATCACCATAAACTTCTTCAAATGTAGCATCAACACCTTTAGCTGAAGCATCTACTTTTTCAAGTGCTTTTGAAAGGTTATCTAAACCACCTACAGCTTGTATTGTACTTACATCAATTTCTATCGTTTTCTTAATTGCCATTCTATTTGATTTTTAAATTCTTTAATTGTTTGTGGTATCTTGTATTTTCCTTTTGCTATTGCTATAGCTTCGCTTTCTTGTTCTTTTAACAAGGGTAGCATTTCTAATATTAGTTTAAGCATCTTGTATAATTATTATTCTGTCTCCTAAATTACTTGTAATAGCTGCAGTACGTTCTAAACCTGTTACATTATCTTTAACAACTACATCAAGGTATGTATCACCATTTGTAATGCTTGTTATCAAACCATCAACATCACTTTCAATGGTCCAAGTTAAAGGCTCAACTGAAGTATTATCAAAACGTAAAGTTTTTAATGTGTTGTCAGTTGTTTGCACTCTACCATTGTTAAAGTTTACACTTCTAAAATCTTGTATTAGTTCAAAATCACTTTCAAACGTTATTAAATCAGTTGTGAATTGGTTTATAATGTATCGCTTATCACGTATTACAATTCTATCGTTTAATTTTAAATTTAATAACTGCAAATAAGGTAAACGCATTTTTACTTTTACCATTCTTGATTTTAAAGAATATAAATTCGATAGGTAATTTAAATAGTAATCACTAAATAAACTATTTGATACAATTTCATTAAAGTAACTTGATATTTCGTAACCCCAATTTAAACTATGTACGTTATTTTCATAGTAAACTTCTTGACCAAATACGTTATAGTTGGTTATATGGTTTGTTGTTGTACCATTGTTTAAATAAAAACTACAAACACTTGCACCTGTTCTATAAAGAATTATTGGTTTTGGTATATATGGTTGTAAATCTTTGTTCAATGAATAACCAACTTGTAACTGAGTACCTGTAAATCTATTGAATAATAAATCTTCAAATGGTAATTTAATTGTGTAATCTGCACCATCACTATTAAATGGGTATTCTAAATTGCCATATTCCCTTGCAGCATTATCATAAAACGCTCTATTTAAAACACTTTCTGATTTTTCATAAGTAAATACTACTTTTTTATATGGTTTGATTCTATCGTAGTTAAAATCAGTAATACAATATTCACTATAATCTCTTATTTGCCCTTGATAGTACCAATTTTCTAATTGTTCTAATGTGTAGTTAGTTCCATCTTCAGAAAATGCAGTAAGATTAAACATTTTTAAAATACCACTAAAGAAATCAGATATTTTCATATCAGGTGTATGTTGCGTTAAATCTAAATCATTAGCTAACGAACCACCTATTACGTTTGCATTACTCCCTATTAAATCAGTTTCCCCTGCTGAAGTATTATAAACGTATTCTAATATTTGTAATACACCTGTATAAGTACAAGCTGCAGTAGTTGATAAATAAATTTGATAATCACCTGCTATATTACCAACGTTTAAAGCTATACTTGTACCTGTTCCTGTTTGATTTGATAACTGAACACCATCTTTATAAAATATAACATTCCAAGTAGTGCTAATTGATAACGTAATATATATAGCTGTATTCGCATAGTTTGTAATATCATCATAAACAGGTGTTAGTGTAAATCCGTTTGTATTAATAGTACCACTTGATGTTTCGTTTGAAATACTTGTAAATTGTACTAATTTAGGTGTAGATAAATTTGTGAACGTTTCTTTGTTTTTTAACCATAAATAAGCAGAAGTAAACCTTGATTGATTTAAAAATGTACCACTGAAATTTACATTGTATCTATCTTGAATAGCATCAAATATTCTTGCTACTTTTATAGCAGGAAACAATTCAGTGTAATGTATATGATGTGAGTTTTGACTAATATCTTCAGTTCCACCACCACCATATTGCCAAACCCTTCTACTTGAAATTAAAGGAAACATTACATCAGTAGCAGAAGTTGATTCTACAAGTGTTTCAACATTTGCACCTGTGTAAGTAATTGTGTAATCGTTTATAGTAGACAAATCTTTTAATTTATCTTCACCGAATTTATCAGTTAACGATTTCAATTCACCATAAAAAGTAATCTTGTAATCTTCAACTCTATTATCCTTTACAGTTGCAGATTCTAATTGCCATTTACCACTACGGAAAGTTTGTGTATCAATTTCAATATATCCGCTATATCTTCTGCGTTGGTCAAACGCATCATCCAAACTATTTTCGTACCAATGTCTAAATATTTCGTTGTTGTTATCACTTGCAGGAATTGTAAAACTCTGCGAGTAATCAGTGAACACTCTTGAAATATCATTTACGTTTTGAATTGATGAAGTAACTGAAATCTTTTCATCTTCAAATAATTCAATACGCTTTGCTGTTTCTACATTAGCAAACGAACCACCCAAACTTTGAATTGTATCTACGCAACAAGTTTGCGCTTCAAATGTACCACCATCAGCTAAGACTCTTGTTCTAAAATCAGATGCAACTACGCTTGAAACGTTTTCGTTTGTTTCAGTATATATATATAAAGCTACTTTCATTTATATTACATCGTTAATTAACCCAAAGTTATATTCAAATTCAATTTCGTAATTTATGTTTTTATCTTTTAAACCTGTTTTGTATTCTGAACTTTGTGTTTTAACCATTACAGGTTTGTTATCAAGTAATACTGTTTCACTCAAAAGCAAATCCTGTATCAATTCAAAATAGTTTTCATCAACCCATCCTGTGTTACATTTTATCTTTTGTTTACCTTGTTGGTTAAATGCTCTTTTTTGCCCTTTTAAGACATTATAATCTAAAGCTGAAGGCAACATATTAAAATCTTTAGAAGTTACGTCTATGCTTTGTGAATTGGCTTTAAAGAATGTAAGGAACTGCCAACCACCATAACGATTTATAAATGTACAAGTAATCGGTGTGTATTTAGGTTCGCAAAGTTCTTCACTATTAAATACAAAATCAGTAGAACCACCATCTACTGCAAATTCATATCTACTAAAATCATATGGTAGTTTCCACATACCCTCTGTTGGCTCATCTATAAAATCAAATGCTGAATCAGAACTCCAAGTGTATTGATTTGAATCTAAAAATACATTTATGTAAGGAACATTTGTATACTTATACGCTTTAATGTCTACGTTCACTAAAGGAACTATATCATCAGTTGTTGAATAATTATACCCATCAGAATAAGCAGTATAACCATTTAAACAAACAAATGTTTCATTGTTAACTTCTACATCATTTGAATAAGAAATTACTTGCATATAACACCAAGTTAAATCTGATTCTTCAGTAGGTGAACTAACAACTACAGGTGCAACAGGTTTAATAAACTCCTTTGCATAGTTTGATATATTCCAACTGATTAAAGTTTGTGTTGAACTTGCTATATCTTTACTCAATGTGTAAGTAGGTGTACTTGGTTTTGTACTTTCTTTATTCCAAATGTACAACTCAATCTTTGCGCTTGTTTGGTTTAGTTCATCTACTTCAATAAAGTACGGACTACGAATAAATATTTTTTTCATTATTTGTTAATTGTATATTTTAAAAATTGTTCTACATCCAAACCATAGACTTCAATTAATTCATCAGGTAAACGTTCAAATGCTTTTTCAAATGGTTTAGTAAAAAATAAACTTGGCTTGATACCATTCTTTAAAATCCCACCTGCAACTAAATAAGCAGTTGATTGGTAACTCATAAATTTACCATTAGGTTTTCTGAATTGAAATCTACGTTTTGTTACCCAATCAGTAATAGGTTTTAATGGTGGTCTTTTACTTTTGTAACTAAATGGTGTATTGTATTTCTTTTTAGTACCACTTACACCTTGGTCCTGAAACGCTCCGTAATCTTCCATTAAGAAACTTAAACGAAAACTATTTGCACTAACTTCAATTTCTTTATCAAGTGAATTATATAGCTTCTTATCTACGTTCTTGTTTGATTTACTCAAATTGCTTCTACTCTGCTGAATAACATATTTAGCAAAGTCGTTTAAAAATTTATATGTTTGTTGATTATCCACTAACAGATAGTTACATCGTTTCTTACTAATACATCAAACGTTATTGCCCATCCTGCTAAATCGTTTTCAAATCGCTCAGTAAAAGGTTCAAACGTTGGGTTACCTGTTAACTCCCAAAAGTCACTACGCAAATCACCTCTGTTTAATCTATTCAATACACGTGTGCCTACTAACATTTGAGTATTCCAAATATCAACTTTATTATCATCATCTTTTTGGTTAATAATATCCATCAATAAAAGCGTTATATTAAACGATAACACATTACCTTGATGTGTAGCTTGATTCAATATAATATGGCTCAAAGGAAACATTGTCTGTTTGTTTAAATCAACTGCAAATATATCACCCTCGGTAACTGTGTTTACAAATGGTTCATCAAGTAACGCTTCTTTAATTTCTCTAATAATTCTATACACCATTTCTTTTTATGTTTTTTATTTCTATTTCTGTTTTTTCTTTTTCAAACATTAACCAAGTCATTAATGAAGTGATTGGTAGTTTTGTAACGGAATCAAATTTAAGTATATCTCCTTGAGCTGCTGCGTAAATTGATTGATACCAACCCCATTTTTTTCCAAAACTTGCTTCGCTTGTTCCGATTGTTCCACTTCGCTCAATATATAATGGTTCAAAGCGTTCCCGCAATCGTTGAGCAAAGTCCAAAAAAAAAGCATAGAACCAAGTGCAATATCTAAAGGCATATACTTTAATACCTCACTATATTTACTACTTGATTCGTATTCTTCTATTATGTATAAGTCTTTAACCTTTGATGTAATTGGCCTGTACAATACAGCCATAGCTTTATGCAATGTATCAGTACTTGATAAATAGTTTTCTAAATCTATGAACTCGCCTGAAGTCATATCTTCAATTTTAGGCATAAAACCAAACTCGTAAACACCTAACTTAAATGTTTTAGTTAAACGTGGCTTTTGTTGTAGTAAGTTGTTTAAATGTACAAGTAAATCATCAACATCAGCTATTCTTATCCTTGCTACATCTCTTAAATCAATATTACAAAAGATTTCAATAGTTTTCTGATTCACAAAATGGCTCGGCTCATTATCTTGTATTAGCTTTTCAAACTTTTGATACTGATACAAAGTAATTTCGTTTAACGATTCAGGAACATTAATATCTACTTTCATATTTTATTTTAAAAATTAATTAAAGTAGTAATTGTATAAAACAAAAAAAGACAACCATTTCTGATTGCCTTAATTTAGTTAACTACCACCTTGCGATGTGTAATTGGGTGGATTGCTGAACTCACATCCTGTTAACTATTTAACTAACTTCAAATTTAATACTTCATATAATTCAAACACCTTTTGTGTTAGTGTTTCATCTTGTTTGTATTTATCGTTTCCTAATTTCTTTGCACCATTTACATTGATTTCTATTTTAACGTAATTGATTTTTCGTTTGCCTACAAAATAAGTATCATATATTACAACAGGATAAATAGTGATTCCGTTATTCAGACAATTTTTCATCGCTTTTAAGTTCACGGTAGATTAAATAAAAGGTTAATAATGCAAATGATAATTGTACTAATGGTTCAGTACTTGCCATAGCTAACGATGCTGATAATACTCCTGTAACTGTTTTCATAATTGTTTTGTTTTAATTGTTTTCTCTATCTTGAATTAAATATTGACCTTGTTTAATTTTAGCTAAACATTCCATTGAAAGTCGAGGTTTGTTATTTGAAGAAAAAAGCATTTCTATTGTGTTTCCTTCTTGGTCTAAAACGTAGTGTAAATATCTCATAATTTCTAATTGTTATTGTTTGATGGTGTAAAATTACACTTTATTTTTAATATACAACTAAATTATAAAACTTTAACATTTCATTAACATTTACAACTATACGCAAATGAATATAAAACAAACAAAATAACCTATATTATATTTAAATGAATATAATTAAACTTGCCACATATAAGCAACTTCTTGTTTAGCTATTTCATACATTGATTTCATTTTCTTTATTTCACCTACATTACGTGGCATACCTATCAATACGTTTTGATTAGTCTTTAAATAAATGTAGCATTCTATTGTTGCTATGATTTCACCGTATGTCATTAATAGATATAGTAGTTTCCTTTGTGTGGATTCTCTAACTGTGAAGTAAACGCGTAACGTGCTGCATCAATAGCGTGATTAAAAGCATCAATAGGTTTATTAAGTGTATTGCCTTCTTTATCTTGCATCCAAGTATAGTTTCTTAATTCCTTTATCAAGTTCTTACTTCTACTTGTTACGTATATTCTGTTTTGATTCATTAAATTGATTCCGTATATAACGCTATCTCTACCTTTTGTTACAGGCAATATCATATTACCATAACTACTTAGTTCAGCTATTGATTTAGGTTCAGCAGAATCAGCGTAAATCATTTCAGTAATATCATTTGCTTTTAACAGGTTGTTTATATCGCTATTCAATAAACCTTTTTGATAAATGATTTCATCAAATATATAAGCATCATTGTATTTGTATAAACCAATTAAACTTGTTGGGTCAACACTATAGCCAAAGTCCATACCATAACATAATAATCTTGCTTCAGGTGGTAATTCTATTTCACTCCAATTTGGAATACAGGCACCTTCTAAACGACCTACTTGACCAAGTCCGTACACTTGCCACCAATTCGCCCAATATTCGTTATCAACTGCTTTAGCTTTTGCAAGTTCAATTTCTTTTACTATTGATTGTGGTAACGCTTCATTATCCAAATAAGTAAGTACTATCAATTCAGCATCTTCATCTTTTAAAACTTCTCTGTGTACCCAAAACTCATTAGTTGGATTGTAGTCCAACCATATATCGCCACTTGTTCTTATTGCAAGTTGATTGTATGCTTCAAAAGGTACATTGTTACATTCGTTTATATATAATACATTTCTTCTTGCACCACGTAGTTTATCAGGTTGGTCTACACTAAAGAACTCGATGTAACTACCATTGGCAAATGTGTACTTTAAAGTTGATTTGTTAAATTGAATATCGCGATACCTATTAGTCATCATCATAATCTTTAAGAAATCTTTTAAAGCACCTCTACGCAAATGTGGTATTGATTCTGATACTACACTAATTTCAAGTAATGGTTCACGTATAGCTTTATCAATAAGTATAGGCAGAACACCAAAAGTTTTACCTGCTGATGTTCCACCTTGTACAACTCGTTTACGTTTGTTTAAACGCAACATTTTCTTTATTGCAGTAGTAACTACAAATTCACTCATAAAAGTGTTTTAAATGGCTTATAAATCGCTTATATTAAATAGTGGCTGTTCACTATTCAAAGTAATATCTTTTGTTTCTCGTGGTTTACCTGCATAGTAGTTATAAAACAACTGAACAAATTTAAAGTCACCATTATCTAAACCTTTCTTTAATGCTTCAAACGCTTTTGGTTCTAATGGCTTTAACTTTTCAATCATAGCTACTTCTTCAGCTTTACTTGGTCTACCTGCTCCTTCACGTACACCACCTCTTTTATTTTCCATTTGAATTAATTTGTTTATTCATTTTAAAAATAATAGGTTTAACTAATTGTTAATCTTCTATTTCCCAATAGTAATCACATTGACCATCTTCAACAGGTGATTCAGTAAAATAACTTTGTCTGTATAAACTTGGTTCAGCTTTATATCTATAGCAGGTTGATTTCAATTCACAACCTTGCCCATCGCACATTGTAAAATCTCCCATCTTATTTATTGAATTTATCCTTTAGTATTTTATAATACAATCTATTTACTGATTCTTTATTACAACCTCTTTTATAATAGAAGTTCATTACTCTTTGTATGCGTTGTAAATTACTCATATTTTTTATAATATCTTGCTTTTTCGTTAATAGTTAAAAATGCTTCAAACTTATTTTGTATGTCATCGTTATCTAATAAGTTAATCAAGCGTGTTATATTTGTGTTTGTTTGTAGTTGTTCTATTCTTGCATTAAGTTCTTTTATTTCTTTGTCTTTTAACTCTAATGTTTTTTGTAATGATTCAACTACTAAATCAGGTTTTTTACCAACTAATATATTTTCTATTTCTTGTACCCTTGGATTGTAATGTTTTACACTTGGGTATATTTTTAAATGATGTATTATCGTTGCGTGGTTTAGGTTTAGTTCTTTTCCTATTTGGTGTAACGAATAACCTTTTTGTCTTAATAAAAATGATGCTAATGTTTTCATTTCTATTTGTTCTCGTTTCCTGCTTTTTAAGGTTACATCAATTCCTGTTTCTTGTTTAATTTTTTCTACTATCATAACTTTTCTATTTCTTGTTTAACTTCTTGCCAATATTTATATATAGTAGTATTTACTCCTGATAATAATTTATAATGACTTTCTAATATTTCATCAACTGCTATTAAACACATTGATTTTTCACTTTCATAATCACCTACAAAAATACCACTTAAATCTACATACTTATCAAATAGCTCTTTTGCTTTTTCTTTTGCTGTCATAATTCATCAAATGTTAATTCTAATTCTATTGGGTTAAATTCTTCTACTACTGCAGTAAGTGTTAAAAATGAAGAAACTTCTATTGCTAAATGTATACCTGCACAAACTTCAAATTCTTCACGTTCTTCATAGTCTTTTAAAACGTATCGCATTGTTTCTAATGATTCACCTTGTGATATATCATAAAGTGTCATTGCAAATGCTTCATCTTTTGTTAGTTCCATTATAGTACACCTCTTAATACATATTGGTCCAAGTCAACACCTTCTGTTTGAAAAAAGTATTTATAGTTGCTTACACCCTGTTCAAACTTTTCTTTACCTTTAGCGTAGAACTCATCACTACATTCAAATATTGCGATGTCTAAGCTGCCTTTGTCTATTGCTATGAATACAAAGTTTTCTACACCAAACATTTCACGATATAACCACGCTTGTAAATCATAAGAATATTTATCAGCACTGTATCTAAAATCTTTAATACCTGTTGTAGTTTTTAAATCAATAATAGTATTGCCTTTTAATATGTCTGCTTTTGCTCTTATTGGTATTCCATCAATCATTGCTATTTGTGGAACTTCATATTCTGCTTTTGTTAAGTATTCTTTTACTGCTTCATTTCTTAGTAAAGCATCGCATAAACGTTCAGCAGATTTCTTTTCGTTTTTAGTGTAAACTTCTTTTCCTGTTTCTTTTGCAAGTTTAAATTCTTTACTTGCTTTTGTTGCAGCATCTACAAAGATAATATCATCTAATTTTTCAGGTTCTAATATCATTGTATGAAATAGTTTACCATCACGTAACGCTTGTGTTTCACCACTACCATATTTAGTTGTAAAGTAATATGTTTTAGGTGAAGATATTAATGTTTTAATACTTGAACTACTTAATGCGTTTTGCCCTAAGTAACCATAGTAAAAACTATCATCATACATATTAGCTAATAGTTCTTCTTTATCCCATTGTTTGTTATCAAATGTTGTTATCATATTATCTTATGTTTAAATCGTTTAAATTGTTCATTGTTTCATCTGTTCTTAATACTTCTCTAATTTGTTGGTAATACAAATCTGATTCATTCCAATCAGTAAGTAATAATTTTTTAACGTAACGTAACCTGTTTTGTATATATACGTTTTCTAAATCCTTTGTTAATTGAATTAAGCTATCCAATTCGTTTATTACTTCTGCTTTCATTAGTTATATAATTTATCGTAAATTGTTTCTAATATTTCAGCTTCATCATCTTGTGATAGTATCATTGTTATATCAGTACCTTCATAAAATACTGAACCAATAATAACTTCAGGTAATTCACCTTTTACTTCTACTGTGTGGTAATCAACTTGTATTTCTTGACCACGATACTTAAATGTTTGCATATTGTTTTGTTTAATTGTTTCAGCAAATATATAACTTATTTTTTACTTATTAACATTTCAACAAAAAATTAACAAAAAATTAACAAAAAAAAAGTAGGTGTTACCCTACTTATTGTTTTCAATCCATTGTTCTTGCAACTTTTCGTAATGCTCTATTTCTCGCATCATATAGTTTAAAGCCTTTCGTAAGTCATCAAGTTCATTATCTTTTTTACCTGCACGTGCCAAGTACTTTACTATGTTACCTCTGTTAAAATTCATATCGTACATTTTACAGAAATCTATTACATCAACTTTTGAATCAGTCATATAATGTAGTGGTGTTATTTTGCTCATAATCCTTTTTCTTTTTTAAATTCCTCTAATAGTTCCTTAACGTCATTTGAATACATACCATTGAATGAATAGTCAATAGCCCACTCTGCAAACTCAATAGCATATTCATCGGCTATTTGTTCGCATTCTTCTGCGTTATAATTTTTTTTATCATAACTCTTTTGTTCTGTAAATTGTTCAAACTTTTCTTTTAGCGTCATATTATTCAATCTTTAAAAATTCAGCTTCAGCATATTCTTTAAACCATTCTTTGTTATCGTTGTATTTTTCAATAACTGCATCTATCATAATTAACTCATCAAGTGTTGAAGTACTTAATTTAGAAACCAAACTTTCAATCTTACTTAAAATGTTAGTAGTCATTTCAGGGTCTGTTTTATAAATACTTGTATATTCTTTATGTACTACACTTTCTAAATCTTTGTTAAGTAAGTTTATTCTATTCTTAATTTGTTGCTTGTATTGTACTGTAAAACGTAAATTTTCATTGCATTCTAATAATAACTGTGATAGTATTACTTGCTTTAAATATTCTAATTGTATGTTGTTCATCTAACTTCTATTAAATTTATTAATAATGTATTTATTTTATCTATTACTTTTTGCTTTTCGTGTAGTTTATTATCTTCATAATATAGCAGAAAATGTGCAACTTTAAATTCATCTTTATACTTTTGCCTTTGTGCTTCGTGGTTTAACTTTGCCTGATTCTGATAAGGTGTATTCATATACTGATACGTTATTGGCTTTATTTGTAAACCTAAAAATAACTTTCCATTTGTGTATGCTTCCCAATCAGTAAAATAGTTTTCATCTAAATTGTAAGGTGCTTTTTTAAATTGAATATTTGGAAACTCTTTTTTAAGTTCGTTAATCAAATCAATTTCGTTTAGCATACCATTCCAAGTTTGCCCAAGTATTCTAAATTTTGCATATTTAAAACAATTATCATAACTTAAATTGGTTATTTTTTCAAGTTCTTTAGACACCTTTATAATTACATCAACACCTATTTTTCTGCTATAATATGTAAACCAATCTTGTGGTATAATATTACCATTTACAGAATGATAGTAATCATCAAATAAAGCAGCACATTTTCCTACATTTGAACTCCTAAACAGATAGGATATTTTTTTATCTTTATTTAAAGAACTGAAAACCTTTTTATCTATGGTTAATTCGAACCTTCTGTTAGGGTTTATAAACATACTATTTATTTTGTGTTTCGTGTATTTTCTTTAATTCGTTGATTCTATCTCTCCAACAAGAACCACAATTTGAAGGCTCTATTCTTTGATTAAATACATTCTTGTAAATGTCTGTAATTTTGGTTTGTTGCTTTGGTGTTAACTGATTATTTGTAACTGAAAAGAATTGTGTTAACCATTCGTTATCTTCATCGTTTAAACATTCAGTTTGTTTGTAAGGAAACAATTTATTCAATAGTTCTTTACGTTCACCACAACCACAATCAACACCGGTTGCTTCTGAAATTGCATCAACTACTTTTTTAATACCTGTTGCTTTAGTGATTTGTTCTACTGTATCACCAAGTCCTTTTGCTTTTCTTTTTGCCATTTTATTTTCTTTTAAATTTATACTTAAATAATGTTATTTGATTTTCTACTTTATAATAATTTTTGTTATCAGTTTTACTTAATACATTGTAATTTATTTCAAAATAATCTTTATAACAAACCCATTCTCTCCAATTATCATTTAAATTATCTATATAAAACATAGTATCTGCAGTTATACATCTATTAAATAAAAATAAAACCCTGTTAATAGTATTGTATAAAATTACGCTTATATACTTGTCCATTTTAAAGTTTTAAGTTATCGTAATCTTCTTGTAATAATCTTTTCAGCTTTTGCTTATTAGCTTTTAATGTGTGAAATATAGAAACAAAACTAATACCTGTTTCTTTTGCTAATTTTCTTATTGATGTTTTATTATCCCTATACAAAGTAAATAGTTTTTTATCGTACCATTCCCAAGAATTAACTTCTTGTTCTGCTTTTGTTCTGAAATCATCCCATTCAATTTCTTTTTCTTCAGAATAATCATCAATTAAATTATATGTATCATCGTTTAATTCACATTTATCAATACGTTTTCTAATATTATGAAGTTGAAAATGTATGTTTCTTATTATGATAAACACATAACCTCTATTGATTTTACCATTGGTAAACATTTGTTGTTCGGTTACTTTGTATTTATGCAATAAAAGATACATTTCCTGCACAATATCATCTGCCCAATCTTTGTCAAACACTGCAGCAAGTTCTACCCAATCACTATGGTATTTAGCAACTCGTTCTAATATTGATTCGTTTCCCATAAAATGTTTATTGATAGTATTCCTACTAATATTTGAAGTGTGTGCCATTTTTCATCATCAGCTTCTTCTACATCGTATAAAGCACCAATCATAAAACCATTGATAATAGCTAATCTTACATCCTTGCCTTGCTGAACTGCTAAAGTCAAAGAAAATAAGATTAAAGAAAAAAACAAAAGAATGTATATCATATTAATAAAGTTTAGCTGTTATCTTCGCTACCTTTTGTTCTATTGCAGGTTTTAAACTAATGCGTATATCAACATCAGTTAGTTCAGAATCTTGTCTTAGAATTGATTTAAATGATTCTTCAACAGCAGACCAATCTAAAACAGAATCAACTTGTAATAATTGGTCAATCATTTTTAACTTAAAAGTAACATCCTTAAAGTAAGATAATAATTCAGGGTTATCAGAATTGTAAACTAACATTCTTGATGTGCTTACTTGTAATTCCTGCAAATGATTTTTAATAGTTAAGTTTTCCATTGTTCAAATTTATTAATAAGTTATTAACATTTATTTATAAAGCTAAAAATATGTTCTATTATTGGTAAAGTCCAACCATCTCCTAAAAGACTACCTGCTTTTGCAGTTGTAAGTATATCACAATAATTATCAGGAAAACCTTGTAGTCTGCACATTTCTATTTTATTTGGTATTCTAATATATTTATCTTCATAAATTAAATTAGTTCCAAATTTTTCTCTTTCTATTAAAAATTTTTGTGCATTTAATGAAAATTTATCTTTATAAGTAAACGATTGTCTTTCTAATAAAGCAAGGGATTTATCTCTTTTAACTTGACCACTTGTGATAATATCTTTAAACATTATTGCTTTATCTTTTGGTTGTGGTATATCTGTAATAATATCACCAAACATACCATCTTCTTTTGTTCTTATATTACTCCAATAATATCTATCCCTTAATTGAGCTGTAACTAAACTCGAATTAATTCTAACAGGATAAACACCCAATGCTCTCGACATAATACCAACGTCTAATTTTGATGCACTACCTACGTTTTCTTGAAGAAATAATACATTAGGATTTAAAGATTTTATATGTTCCAATATTTCAACAAAAGTAAAGAATAAACTTGATTTTTTACCATTTATTCCTGCTCTTTTACCTGCTGCTGATAAATCTTGACAAGGTGAACCTGATAAAACTAAATCTATACTTTTCCAATCTATATCCCATTCTCTCCATTTAGTAACATCACCAACTTGTATAGTATCAGGAAAATGATATTGTGTTAATTCAATAGCGTAAGGTTTAATTTCGCTTGAATAATATTTATCTACTTTAATACCGACATTCTCCAATGCTTGTCTGCCTGTATTCATTCCATTAAATAAACTTAATACTATCATATTTTTATATCTTTTAATATATCGTATAAATCACCTTCAACTTGAGGCAATCCAAAATTGTTTACTTTAAAGTTAAAATCTTCAAAACTTGCGTTTCTACTTCTTTTACAACTTACTTTAACAAGTTCTTTATTAACTGTGTTTAGTTCTAATTGTATTTGTGTTTCTGCTTTCTTTTCTAAAAAGCTACCTAAATGCCCTGTTGGTTTATCAGTACCGAAATTTGAGTGAATAACTGTTACAATATGGCAATTTAATTCCTTTGACCATCGCATTAAATGTTGTACAACTTCACTTGCTTGTTCTATGTTATTAACATCAGCACATAAATCAGCAACCCCATCAATAATTACTAAACCAATATCGTTACCTTCTAATTTATCGTAAAGTATATATTCAATAAAAGATACACGTTCTTTAAATCCTAATTGGCGTAATGCGTAAGTATGGTATTTGTCATCTTTATCGCCTGTCATTTGTAATGGTCTTTTAAAAACCATTGATGCGTGGAAATTCCCTTGTTCAGTATCAAAATGTATAACGTGTTTATTTTGTCTATTACCTCTTAAATTACCACCAAAACCTTGTAGTTCATTTTTCATATAAACACCACTTAAAAGCGAAATAAAGAACGTTTTTTTGCTCTTTGGTGGTGCTTGTATAAATGAAAAGTTACCATAAGTACCTATTGGAATAGGGAAAGATTTATAACCATCTTTAGTTTCGTATTCTTTTTCACCACAACTAATAGCAGGTATTGGGTATTCTATTTCTTGTTCAGGGTCAATGTAGCAATCTTCTTCAATTACTTGCATTAACATCCTATTAATTGTTTCTTGTTCTGTCATTGTTTATTTTTTGCAAATATAGTTATTTATTAAAATAAACTTGTTTGCGTTGAATTTATTTTATTCCACATAATTTTTATATCGTTCCTGCCGCTTTCTTTTACAATAGGAACACAAATTTGGTCACCCCATAATTCAACCATTCTATCAACTGCTATTTTTTCTTTTCCTAAATCGTAAAAAGTTTCTTTTAAACCACCTGCATTACTTCCATTTGGTGGAGCAGAAAAAGCATATAGTGTTGTTCTACCTGTGGTTTGCCCAAATTTAATTACTTGCATAGCAAAATCCCTATCTTCTTTGCCTGATACATAATCCCTATACCTTAAACCTGTAATTTTTGAATTGTCAACATAAACGCAAGAATCACAAAAACTATTTAAAATTATTTCTTTACTTGCTGACCAAGCAAATTGCCTATATTCCAAAGAACCTAAAGCAATTTTATTTGATTTAAATTGTAATTGTGCTGAATATAAAGCTTCAAAACCTGTTCTGATTAACTTTGTTCCTTCTCTATTAAAAAACCCTGTTAAATCATCGTCTAATTGCCAATAAGTACTTATTGAGTTTTCTTCTGTATATTGTTTTATGAAATTCCTTACGTAAGTAATACCACCATCATTAATTGGTAGAATTAAATATTCAAAATTTGGAAATTTTTTGTAGTAATTTTCATAATCTTGTGGTTCTACAACTATTGTTATTTTTTCGTTTTGTGTTTCAGCAAAAGTTAATAGTGTAGAATTATTAACCCTGTTTTTACTTGGTATGAATATATTTAATTGTTCCATAATTATAAATTTAAGTAACCTGTTTTTTCCATTTTCATTTTAAGTAGTTCTTCTTGTGGTTGGCTACACTTATACATATACTCACGATAGTATAAAACAAAACTAATTCGTAAAAAGTTATCATCAGTGTTTATAAAATCAGTATTTCCGTGCCATTTGTGTACATCAACAAAAAGAATATCGGTGTTTTGTAAGTCAATAGCTACTTTGTATTGAGGTAAACAAAAGTAACCACCTTTCCAATCGCCTTCACGATATGCAATTAAATTACCAAAACCATCAGGATAATCACCTGCATCTTGATGTACTGCAGTTCTAAAGTTTTTGTTAACTGTAATTGTAGTAAAAGCAGTATTGTCTATTACATAATTTTTGTTAGTACCTTTTGCTATTGCTATTTGTTTTGCATAATGCTCAGGACACAATTCTTCATATTTTTTATCTATGAATTTTACAAAAGGTATTCCTGCAGTAAACTTGTCAAAATAGTTTTTAGCAAAAGCAGTTTTACGACAATATTTAACCATAGCTGATGAATCCATATAACCAACGCTACCACTTTCAACTTTGTTACCTACTGTTATGTTACTTACTGAACCATCTTTTCTTATACGCTTGTGGCTGCTGCCACTTGCAATACCCCTACTTTCAGTTAATTCAATACTATCTTTAAAAGAATCTACACCAAGTTTTAAAGTTTCCATAGGTATAGCGTTTTTTCTAAACTTAAACAAAAGGCGACCATTTGAATCGTAACCATCTGCATCACCTGTTATTAATGTATCGTAATGCTTTTCGTTTAAATACTTTCCTTTTAACGCTGCAGTTTGCTCGTCGGTTAATTGCTTTTTTAATCTATAGGTTTCCATACTTTTCTCTTAAAATGATTAATAATAAATCGCTTAAATTACCTTTTACTTGGTATTGTTCATTAAACTCTTTTCTTATGCCTTTTTTGCATAATGCCTTAAACTCTTTTAATTCTTCTGTACTAAAATATAAAAGTGTAGTTGTTATTTCAGTATTATCTATTGGCGAATTATCTACACCCCAATCATCTTCAAATAATTTCATAACTTAAAAGTTTTTTATTAATATTAAATCAAAATTATCAGCTACATAGTTAATGTGTTTTTGTGTTGTTTGGCTGTAATGTTTTTGCTGATAAATTTCTTTTGTTTTCCAATCTATAATAGCTACTAAAGTATTGTAACTATATACGTTATTTAATTCTAATCTTAAATTGGTTTTGTATTTTTCTAATTGTTTCATAATTGTTTAATTTAAAAAGGGTGGCTTTTACACCACCCGATTAATTTAAAATGGTAAATCAACTTCTACTGCTGCAGCTTGTTGTGTTGCAGGTTGCCCTTCTTTTTTAACTGCTTTAATGTTTCCATCAGTCCAAACTACGTTACCGTTTCCTAAATAGTTTTTAGCTTTTTTAGCATCACGTTCTTCTTTAGTTTGTGAATCAGTTAACGATACGTTTTGACCCCATTGATTAGCTTCATCATTAATGTTTAATGTACAGTTATAATAAACTGCTCCATCTTTACCCATTACAAACTTTTCTTTTGGTAGTTTGTCAACTCTAATGCTCAAATTGATAATTGAACTCATAATATATAAATTTACTTTGCCTACCTTTTTTTTCTGTTGTCGGCTATTCAGTTTTTATTATTTAACTTTTAACAATTCTTGTTTTGTTTTGGCTGCTAATTTATACTTTTTTTCGATAACTTCAATAGTTCCACCACTTTTTAAATATTCAATAGCTTTTGTAAACTCAGGTGTGTTAACGTTTAACCATTTTTGGTCATCTTCAGCAGGTGCAGCTGATTTTCCGTGGGTATTAGTTGCATCAGCATCTTGTGTATCATCAATAAGTAAAAGGTTACCTAAAGCGTATTTTTTACCATAAGATGAAGCTGAACCATATTGCTGAGGCACTTGCATACCTTTTTGATTTAAATCTACACCAACTATTGCAATCGCTTTTATTTCATTAATACCATTGTTATCAATAATTTTAGCAGTTGATTTTAATACAGGTGGGTCAAAACAAATTAATTTTTCAGTAATTGTAAAAGATACACCATATTTTTCATTATAAGGTTTTAATGCTTCTAATATATCTTCAGCAGAGCGAAAATTATATTTACCAAAAGAATTAAATTTTGATTTGTTAGCTTTAAATTCTAATTGAATTTTTGATAGCTTTTCGTTTAACATTAATTGTTTCATAATTCGTAAGTTTTTTGTTTAATAATTGTTTTATACTCTTCAGGACATTCTTCATCACATAATTCAAATATATGTGCTTTAACATCGTTTAATTTGTTTTCAAGTTCGCAAATGCGTTTTTGTAATGCTTCAACTTGGAATCTTTGGTAATCGATTAAATCTTTCATTTGTAATTGTTTTTAAGGTTATTTTAAATTTTTACAATCAATAATTATTTTATTAAGAAATTTTATTTCTCTTTTATTAGATGCTATTGTTTTTTTTATAAACGTAATTGGTTTTTTACTTTTAGTATTTAAAAAATCGATTTCATTATTTAATTCAATTATTTTATTTTCTGAACGATTGATTAATTTTTTTGAGTTTTCAATAGCAGTTTCAACATTACCACCATTATGTTTATAATATGAAATAGAAGAAGTAAAATTACTTGCATCACAAATAATATCTTTTTCTTTACCAAATTCACATATTGTAAAAATTAAACTATTTTCGTTAATTTCTTTAAATAAAATAAAATAGTGGTATGTAAAATTATTATAAGATTCATTTTTACAACCATAAAAATATTTCTTTGCTGTATTAAAATGCTCGGGCGTTAAATCTGAAAATTTCATAATGTTTAATATTTATTGTTTGATGAAGCAAATATATAACGACAAATTTAATTAGCAACTATAATTTCATTTTTTAACAAAACTTTAACATATTGCAAAAAAAAGGGTAGCTGTTAAACTACCCAATTCAAACAATTATTAAACAATAGAAATTAAGAAAGTTCTTTTACCTTTTCTTTGTAGTGCAGTATCATATCTTGCAAATCATCATCAGTGAATTTAACAATTTGCCTTGATTTTAAAACCATTTCCTCAGCTTTATCTAAACCTAAATATTTAGCAAATAAAAACTGTTGACCTTGATTTGTAATATTACACCCGTAACATTGAACACCTACGTTATTTTCATCCCAACGTGTTGAATAATGTCTACGTGATTGAAAGTGTCCACACTGAAGTTTTTTCCAATGGTCTTTTTTACCACAAGTAACACACTCAGCAATTTCATTTTTAGCATAACGTAAACGAATGTATTGAGAAAATACAGTATCTAAATTCTTTACTATCGTTGAACGTTTTACTTTCATTTGTCAAATGTAAAAAATAGCTATTAACATTTATGTAAATAACTTTTGTTTTTTCAATGTAACTTTTTGTGTAGTTTTGCGTTTAATAATTAACCAATGCGTTGAAGACTTGCATAGCCTAATAAAAATGGATGATGCTTGGAACAGGTAAAATATTGAAAGTTTGTTTTTCTATAGAGGCTTTTTCTTTATTTTCTTTTTCTTTTTTACCCTTTTTTCTTTTTCTTTTATTTCTTTTGTATTTAAATAACTCTTAAATACTTTTTTAAAATATAATATATAATTAATAATAATAAAATAAATAATAATATAAAATATTTAATATTATAATTATCTCTTTGTATTTTTTTATCTT